TACGAAACAACTTCAAGAGTGAAATTTATTCCTTACGAATATTTAGATAAAAAGATATCAGCATGACAATAGGTTTACTGCAAGATATTATTCAAAAAGTTAGAATTGTTTCAGCTTCCGGAAATTCTAATCAAGTTACGGATCAGAAGATAATAAATTATATTAATTCTTATTATCTTTATGATCTTCCTAATGATTTACGTAATATTAAATTAAGAGATACTTATACTTTAAACACAATTCAAGGTGTTGATGTATATCCATTTGATTTTGATCACTGGAGTACGATTGAAGGGCCATGTTATTGCGGTAAAATTAACATAGCCTTATTTCAGGACAAGATGACGTTCTACCGTTATAATTTCAATAGTCAATCAAATGAAACTTTTGAGACTGGAAATGGAACGGTTGGTCCTTATTCTGGAACAACTTTGGCTAATCCAGTGGTTAGAAGTGTTGGAAATAATCCAATGGTATCAACTTCATTATGTAGCACACAACCTTTTCCGAGTGGATATCCTCCTAATTTTACGATAGACGGAATTGGCAGAATTCAAAACATTTTAATCTCTGCAAATACAGCGACAGGAAGTTTAAATGTTTCGGATGATGGCAATGGAAATCTCATTGGTGATTGTATTACAGGAGGAACGATTAATTATCAAAGCGGAGTCATTTCCAATTTGAATTTTACATTATCGATTCCAGGAAATAACAATATCAATATCCAATATTTACAAGCTGTCGAAGGACAACCGTACAGTATATTGTTTTTTCAGAATCAATTTATAGTACGTCCAGTGCCGGATCAGGGATATACAATTGAAATGACAGGTGTTAGACAGCCTTCGCAGGTCCTTTTGGGGACAAATAGTAACACATCTCCAAATCTATCAGGAAGACCGGAAGAGATGTTTTGGTGGGAATTAATTGCCTTTGGAGTAGCTAAAAAGCTATATCAAGACAGATTAGATACAGATGGCGTTCAAATGATGGATGCCTTTTTACAAGAAAAAATAGATGAAGCAAGAACGAGAACGTATGCACAATTAGGCACACGTCAAATCGTTACAATGTATCGTGATGAAACAACAAACAATAATATTCAAGGATGGCTCGGATGGTAAAAGCAAAATCAAAATTAGCGGCCAAAATGTTTGGCACAGAAGCTCATATGCAAGGCGGCAAAAAAATGCCTATGAAAGAAAATTCCGAATATGGAACAGGGACTAAATATAAAGCACCTCCAAAAATGAAGAAAGGTAAGAATAAATGAAAAAATCTATGATGGAAAAGAAGAAAAAAATGGTTAAGAAAGAAAAAGAACAATCGAAAACGAATAAAGTTAGCAAAAAAGAAAAAGATTTAATTAAAAAAGATGTAATTTGGTAATAAAATGTCATATACAACAGCAATTCCGATTACAGGGGATTCTCTTGGAGGAACTAGAGATCGAATAAGAACGAATTTCCAGTTAATTAGTTCTGTATTCGCTGCAAATCATGTCACCTATAATCTCACAGGAGCAGGAAAACATAATTTTTTACAAATGCCGGAAGTCACCGCATCTGGAGTTGGGCCTCCGGTTACACAGGTTAATGAAGCGGGATTTTATGCAGATGTAGGAACAAATCCTGCTGAAGCAAATTTATTCTTTCGTGCTGAAAATAGTGCAGGAGGAGGAGCAGGAGGATTCATTTACCAATTAACAAGATCTTATTCAAGTGCAACAGGCACTTTTGGAAAAAACCCTGGATGGACATTTCTTCCAGGAGGAATCTTAATGTTTTATGGAACGATTGCTCCAACTAGTTCAAATGCTCCTGTTAATTTTGCAGGATTAGGTTTACCAAATTTTCAAAATCCCCCTTACAATATTCAAGTTACACGACAACGCACTACTTCATCGCCTGGAAGTTCTTTTGGATATTATGTGGACAATACTACAGTTGCAACTACAGGATTTACAATCATAAATGCAGATGGGCATACTTATGGCTATTACTGGACGGCAATTGGAGTATGAGTTTACAATCAATAGACATTTTCGGATTCAAATCAGGGGCACAGAAGAAAAATAAGAAACCATTTTTATATGTCGATGATGCTTTTCAAGAGCTGGAAAATGCTTATTGCTATCGTGATGAGATAAAGAAAAGAGAGGGACTGCGATTAATAGGTCGTCTACAACGTAATCTAGGACCATTACTAATTTTAGTAGCTTTGGACGGATCAGGAAATGGAGAACAATTTCTAATAAATACTTTCGCTCCAGGTGATTTAGCAACAGCTTCAATTGTTCCTGGATCAATCAATGTTTCCGATGGTACTAATACGTTTACAGATGCTTTGTCAAATGGAATTATATCAGGAAATCCAGCAGGTTCCGGAACTATAAATTATGCAACTGGACAATTGAATTTAACCGGGGGTGTTCCTGGAGCGCCTGTCAATGGATCGTTTTCTTATTATCCCGGTTTGCCTGTAATGGGAATTGAAACGAGAGAAATTGCAGCCATTAATAATGAACAGACGATTTGGTTTGATACGAAGTATGCCTATATAAATAGCGGTGGATTTTTTCAGGAACTGTCTCCAGGCACAACATGGGATGGAACGGATTCGAATTTTTTTTGGAGCACAAATTATCGAGGGATTACGCCAGATGTACGCTTATTTTTCGTAACAAATTTTGTTAATGATGCCGGTTCTCCGATGAGATATCTTAATGCATCAACTTGGACGCCTTTCTTACCTGCTGTTTCTTCTACGCAATTTCTATTTAATGCTTTGATATTGATACCTTATTATTCAAGGCTTTTAGCCTTTAATGTTTGGGAAGGTACTACAATTGAGACGTCAGTTAATATTTTTAACAGATGTCGTTTCAGTCAGATAGGTGATCCTACAGATCAAGTTAATGGATGGAGATCTGACATTTATGGTAGAGGCGGTTTCATTGATGCTCCGACTAATGAGGCAATAACTTCCGCAATTTTCTTTAAAAATACTCTGATAGTTACCTTTGAAAGGTCTACATGGAGATTGCAATATTTAGGTGAATATGGACTTCCATTTATATGGGAACGTATTTCCAGTGATTTCGGTAGTGGATCGACTTTTTCAACTATATTGTTTGACATCGGAGTATTGGCAGTCGGTGATAAAGCTATCATGGTTAGCAATGGAGGTAATGTTGAAAGAATTGATCTTGATATTCCTGATCAGGTTTATCAATTTAAGAACACGAATAACGGTTCGCAAAGAATTCAGGGAATACGAGATTTCAAAAAGGAAATAGCTTATTGGTGTTATCCCGATACACCAAATTTTCAATTGCCAGGGCAATATTATCCAAATAAAACTTTAGTATACAATTATCGAAATAATACATTTGCTTTTTTTAGAAACAATATTACAACTTTTGGAAATTTTCAATATCAATATGATGTGACATGGGATAGAACAGATGTTTTTTGGGATGATTATCAAGTGTTGTGGGACGGTCCTCCACAAGTAAATATGCCTCTTATAGTATCAGGAAATCAACATGGATATTGTCATTTTTTCAGCTACGAAGAGGTTCAGTCATCCGCAGTAAGCAACATTGATGCTAATGATCAAGAAAGCCTTTTTGTGCAAGCGATAGTGGCATCCACAACGGTTCAACTTATTATTCCAAATCACAATCTTTCAAATTTTGAATTCATTTATCTGACAAGTTGTGTCTTTGTAAATGGTACTGTAGCAGGTTCTACAACTCTTAATAATAAAATATATCAAATTCAAGTCATTGATCTTAATACAATATTATTGTTTTTATGGAACACAGAAAACAATGAGTTTGATGAAAATTTTGAATATACGAATATAGGAACATATTTCGGCGGTGGTTCGATTGCATTATTTCCAAAACTTTATATCGAGACAAAAGATTTTAGTCCTTTGAAACAGCAGATAGGGCAGAACATTAAAACATCTTACATCGATTTTCTATTTGATGCGTCAACACCTAGCCCAATCAACGTTTTAATGAAAATGAATACGACATTAGAAGCTCAAGGAAATTTAGATATTGGAAATTATAATGTTGAAACAGCAAATTCTATGACTGGATATATAACGAATATCATTCAAGATGCTATAACATTTGTAATTACAATCACATCCCAAAATCATGGATTGCTTAATGGATATCAAATCACGCCTTTGGATGTAGGAGGAATGACACAAATAAATGGAAACATCTATACGGTAACTTTTATTGATATCAATACTTTCAGTATATCAGCGCCTAGTTTTTTCACTGCATATACTTTTGGAGGTTATTGGGTAGGAGTAAAGCAAGGATATTATACCCTAAGTGCCGAATATGCATGGCATAGATTTTTTTCATCTTGTTATGGACAATTTCTTTCTATTGTCTTAACTTATGATGATGTGCAGATGACAAATTTGAGCACACATAGACAAAATTTTATACTTAACGCAATGAAAATATTTTACCGTCCAGGCGGTAACAACATATTTGGAAAATAATTATGTCATTTTCTAGTGATATTCCAAGTCTTCAAAGTCAAATCCCTTTAAGTATTGAATTTTCTAATGATATTAATTTGCTAAGACAAGAATTGCAATATGTCTATCAAATTATAGCCAGTTCTTTGAATAGCAAAGAGGGGGCTTTGTATGTTCCACAAGAAAAAATAAATAGTAACCAATATTTTGATCCAAATAATGTACAAAATTTTAAAATTGTCTATCGAATTGTGGTTAATTTTGGACCTTTACCAAACACAGGTACAAAAAGCGTTGCTCATAATATTGTAGGATGGAATTCTAATTATAAACTCACACATTCTTATGGAGCAGCTACAGACCCTATAGGATTAACAGCGATTCCAATTCCGAATAATGGGATTTTCTTGA